TGGGTTGAAGATGCAGTGTCAGAGTTTCTCATTGAAGATTGGGTTGACTGGAATTACGGTGAAGATGAGAACACACCACGTATCGAGCATGAGCGTAACCCTGATCCTGACTTGTCAATTGCTGACTTGGCGTCACTAGTGAGTAACAACATACTGCACGTTGATCCTGAGTTGGAGTCATACTTCCGTGACAAGTATGCACTGCCAAGTTACACAGCGCCACCAGAAGTAATTGAACCGAACCCGCCAACAGTGAAGGAACCAGTTGTACCACCTTCACCAGAAGAACCATCATCTGTGTCACAATCACAGCAACCTGCAAGTGGTACGCCGTCTGCCACTAACGGTACGCAACCAGTGACACAATCATCAGTGACAGTTGCGCCCCCACATGACAAGACTGTTACTGATGACACGCGGCGTAGGGTGCCAAGTGAAGTGGTCAGTTCTCTCCTGCCACTTCCTAAGCGCACTCTACGCCGCCAACCTTACAAGCATGAAGTACAAGCAGCAGTTGACTTTGCTGCACTTGACACTCTGTTTGATACATCACAAGCCTCACTAGTTTCATCTGTCAAGCAGGGACAAGGTGCACAAGTCAAGCAGTTACAGGAACAGATAGTTGCAGCAAAAGCAGACTTAGACAAGCTGGCACAGATACAAGCTGATCCTGTACATGCCACTGTCATTCAACAGCACATGGTGGACATGGCTAGTAACGGTGCAAAGCAAGCAGTGGCAGAAGCAAAGCGTCAGGGTAAAACAATTCCCATGCCTGACATGACAAGTGCTAATGCCTCACTAGCCAATCGTGCAGCATCTACTGACCAGGTACTAGCACGCAGCTTATCTGAATCAGGTGCACGTAAGGCACTGTCACTCACACCAGCACAGTCACCTGAAATGGTGGCATCAGCAGTTGGCAAGTATCTCAACAACCTGTCAACCAGTTACTTACAGGATCAACTAGGTGGCTCACTGCAACAGGCTTTGAACACTGGCCGCAAAGAAGTGTTCAGTGACGGTGATCCCAATTCACTGTACGCCAGTGAACTACTCGACAGTAACACATGTGACAGTTGTGTGGAGATTGATGGTACTGAGTATACTGACCTGGATGCAGCGGAAGCTGACTATCCGACAGGTGGATACATGGACTGTTATGGTGGGCCTAGGTGCAGAGGTACACTGGTCGGTGTTTATGGTGAAGTCGAAACCGCAGAAGGGAGTTGACAGTCACCATGTCACAGACACTTACTGGTGTGCCAATTGTGGAAACTGGAATTGAGTATCCAACCAGTACAGGTGCAATTACTCTTACCACTGAAGACCTTGCCTCAATTGTTGAAGCACAAGATGATCCAGCAATTGTTACTCCACGTCTGAAGCTTGGTCATACAGATGTAAGGTTCAATGACATGGATGGTGAACCTGCATTTGGTGTTGCTAAGAATCTAAGGTTGGAGAATAACGGTAACACTGTTGTCTGTGACTACGTTGGCGTACCTGATTGGTTGGCGGCAATCCTGCCGACTGCATACCCTAATCGCTCGATTGAGGGTAACTGGAATGTTGAAACTGTCACTGGTCACAAGTGGCAATTCGTAGTTACTGACGTTGCACTGTTAGGTGTGGTGTGGCCGGGTATCTCCACATTGGATGACCTTGAAGTGTCACTATCAGATACAGGACCGGAAGGAGTTACTATGGCGGGAACTGCCACGGTGTTGGCAGAAACAGTGTCAGACACACCGTGGTCAAACTTCAAAGACAGTGACTACAATGATGCACAGTATACGAAAGCTACTGTGTATGATCGTGGTAAGTGTAACGATGCAATGAAGAACGCCACAGCGAAACAGCGTTACTCACTACCTGTCAGGGAACCATCTGGCAAGTTGAATCGTAACGGTGTGCACGCTGCTGCTGGTAGAGTGAATCAAGTTACAGGTGGATGCAGTGATGCACTGAAAGCTGCTGCAACTACGCTAGTGAACATGTACAAGAATTCACTCAAAGAAGATCCACCTGATGCACTAGTCTCCTTAGCTGCAACACTGTCAGCTTCATCTACCAATGCTGAAGATGTCAGGCGTTCATTCTATGACACAGTTGCCACTCAGGAGAATGACCAATACTGGTGGTGGATTCGTGCACTGTTACTTGATCCAAACGAACTGATTGTTGATGACGATGAGGGAGGTTTGTATCGCATACCATTCACCATGGGTGACGATGAAGTAACGTTCAGTGACCCTATCCCTGTCAAGATACAGTACGTCGATCAACCTGCAACTGCTGCCAGTTTCGCAGGTGCAGTGATCGCATCAGTGTATAGTGACAGTAAGTCATCACGTCCAGACACAAGGAGTAAGCCTAGCGTGACACCATCAAAGGTGAAAGCGAATGTCAACCTGAATGCACTCCGTAAGCGTTTGGGTTTGCCAGAAGATGCAACTGAAGAGGAAATCAATTCTGCGCTCGAAAATGAGCCAACCCCTACCGATATCCCTGAAGATGATTCCGTGGCCGGAGAAAGCCCCACAGGTGCCTCAGAGGGTACGTCTGGTGGCGAGGGTTCCACCGAATCCGGCACCACAGCGGCATCACGTGGTGACACTGTTGTAGTTGACCGTGACACGTTCACCAAGATGCAGAGTGACGCTGCACTCGGTCGGCAAGCGTATGACCGTCAACAGGCAACTGATCGTGACAGTTACTTGGCCGCTGCTGTGCAACAGGGAAAGTTCGCACCATCACGAATTGAACACTGGCGTAAAGCATGGGATGCTGACAGTGAAGGTACCAAGGCAACAATTGATTCACTTGCAGCAGGGTTGATTCCAGTTGGTCAACTCGGTGCTGCACCGAATGAGGAGAGTGACACAGCAGCAACAGCATATCCAACAACTCTGTTCCCTGAGCTTCAAAGGAGACAGCAACCACGTCAAGCCACTATCATTCAGGAGTCATAGTACATGGCATCAAATGAATGCATCCCTTACTACGATGATGGTGACAACATCACTGGATGGTGTTCAAACGCTGTCACTGGTAAGACATTCGTAACAGTGGGACCAGGTGACCGTACTGGTCCTGACTTCGATCCAACTGCAACTGCAAATCCAAGTGACGGTGGTTGTATTCACATTGAACCTGCTGCTGCTGGTCAAGTTGCACCTGTCTTTGGTGTTGCTGCATATGACGGTGCTGCAAGTGCATTTGTCGATGTGATTCGTGGCAGTAAGATGGTTGTGCCTGTTACTGCATCTGCTGCAATTGCAATCAATCAAGAAGTTGAAGTTGGACCGAACGGTCAAGCAGCGCCACATGCCGCTGGTTTCAAGTGTGGCTATGCAGTTTCAAGTGCAGGTGCAGGTGAAGATGCACAAATCAGTCTCTACTGAAAGGGTAAAGTTAGTGCAACCAGGAATTGTCAAGGCTGGTCGCAGAGTGATTGCACGTGCTGAGCCTGTTACTGCCACTGCTGGCAGAAGGTCACAGCATGTGGAAGCAGTAGGGTTCCCAGCTAACCCCACTTACACACCTACTATGGCACCAGCGGCACACCCGCTAGGACCGCCAACTGTTTCTGACACACTGATTACTGTTGACCTGTTGCTTCAACAGCCAACACGTGTCACACAGATGATTATGGACCTGACACAACAGCGGTTCATTGCCGACAGGATTTTCTCTTCTGGCGGTGGTGTTACTGGTGGTGCAGTTGTGTACGATCAGGCAACCATGAACCAGTTGTACACAGCACGTGATGTGGAGAAAGTTGCACCTGGTGGTGAATTCCCACTGGTCACTTCTTTGAAGTTGCGTCCACGTGTTGCTGAAGTTGAGAAGTACGGTGGCAAAGTGTTCATCACAGATGAGGCACGTGACCGTAACCAGCAAGCAGTGTTTGCCAATCAGATTCGCCAACTGGCAAACACAATGGTCAGGAAGATCAACCTGATTGCTGTCAGTACACTTGCAGCATCAGTGACAGAGTACACACAGACGTTTGCTGGTCACCCATGGAGTGCAGTGCAAACTGCTGGTGCCACTGCTTCACAGGCATCAGAGTATCCTGCTGCTGACTTTGCCAAGGCACAGCAGTACGCTGACCAACAGGAACTAGGTGTCACCTATGACCTGTGGCTGTTGAACCCACAGGAAATGGCGACACTCATCACACTGTACGGTTCAGCGAACCTGAGTGCACTACTCAGTGCAATGGGCATTGACCTGTACTCATCTAACCGTGTTCCTGCTGGCACAGCGTATGTTGTGGCATCTGGACAGGTTGGTGAAATGCGGATTGAAAAGCCACTAGGCACTGAGACATGGCGTGAACCTGAAGAAGAGAAGACATGGGTGCAGTCAAGTGTACGTCCAGTGATGTATGTCACTAACCCATTCTCTGTTCTTGAAGTTACAGGTATTGCATAATGGCAGAACGTACTATCAGACACCTTGGTTTCTGGTACATGGAAGAGATTGAAGATAGGTTTCACCCTGGTCAGACCTATTGGATTGAACGTACTGCCAAGCAAGGTGACACAGTTGACATTCCACGTGAAGAGGATATTGCACGTGGTGAAGAGGCACATGCATTTCTAACTGATGAAGACATTGAAGCTGCTGAAGCTGCTGCTGAAGCTGAAGCAGATGAAATGGAAGCGATGCGACAGTCACAGTTGGAGGCACAGACACCACCTGGTACTGACGCTGAAGGTGAAGAGGTTGAAGAAGTGTCATCTGTCAGTGAAATGTCAGATGAGGAATTGGTGGCATGGATCAAGGAAGATAAGCCTACTGCACATGAAGTTGTTGATGCAGCAGAAGGTGACCCTGATCTAGCACGTAGGTTGCTTGATGCAGAGGATGAAGCATCAGGTGGTGACTCACGTAAGAGTGTCATTTCAGGACTGACTGCCATCATTCAACAGGCGTAACACTCATGCCGGACTTCTCGATAAAGCTTGGTGCGACACAGCCAGTGTTCACGTACCAATGCATACGCTCAGACGGATCATCACCTGTCATTGACACTGCTGAGTTAGTGGTGGGTGACATGAACTTTGACATGGACGTTGACACCACTGACACGTCACTGGTCACTTACCAATTCACTGCTTCTGACCTATCCACGGCGGGAACATTTCCAGCGTTCATACAGTCACTCTCAGGTGGCGAACCAGAAGTGTTCCCTGACCGTGGTGTGTTGACATTCAAGGTTGAACCGTTAGTGCCAGATGCACGAACGTTTGCTGTCACTCCTTCACCTACTGAAGTGGCACAAGCTCACCTGATGGCACGGACACGTGACACTTACGGCAAGTTGCTTGGCCGATTCACTGATGACACTTCGATTACTTACCCACAAGCACTTGCTGCAATTGACGATGCTTACACTGAAGTCATGGATGAATTTGGCTCATCAATGGATGACAGTGATGAACCTGCTGTCAAACGAGTCATTACGTTACTAGCTGCATGTAACATGGAGCTTGACTACTTCCCTGAACAGTCAGCGCAAACCAACTCTCCATATGACAAGTTGTATGCTAGGTACACAACTGCAATTGAAGACCTACGTGGAACAACTGGTGAAACAGAAGTAGAGAGTGCAATTGCATATGCATTCCCACCACCAGCTATTCTATGGAACAGGGTGCAGTGGTAATGCCACTTGAATTCACACTTGAAGTATTGGGTGAAACTCAGATTGACCGTACCTTTCTGCGTATGGCAGATAATGCACGGACCACTGAGAAACTGTGGCAAGAGATACTGAAGACACTGAGGTTGATTGAACAGGTACAGTTTCTTACACAAGGTGCACATGGTTCAGGTGGTTGGCCGGAGCTTGCTGAAAGTACACTCAAAGCAAAGGCAAAGAAGGGACAGCAACCTTGGATTGAACGTGCAACTGAAGACCTGTTCAATTCACTTACTCAGGAAACAAGTGACTCCATTGCTGATGTGCACCAGGACTGGTTGAAGTATGGCACCAGTATTCCATATGCAATCTTCCAGCAAACCGGCACATCAAGGATGCCACAGCGTAGGCTAGTGCAACTGACAGAGATTGAACGCAAGGAACTGACCAAGATGGTGCAACGTTTCATCATGACAGGTGAAGTATGAGCGTTGATACTTACAGTGACATTTCAACAGTTGTCGATAGGTCGATTGTTGAACACAGTGTTACTACTCATCTACAAACTTGGATGACAGCTTACATCGCTGCTATTGAACGTTTCCATCAGTTACCAGCGAAGACTCTCCCACTGCCAAAGTCATGGAGGATCAAACAAGAGTTTGCCAGAAATCCACAAGACACACTGCCAATGGTTGCAGTTGTGTCACCTGGTCTAAGTCCTGGTAAGCCACCAAAGCGCGATGGCGATGGCACAACAAAAGCATGGTGGATAATTGCAGTTGGTTCAGTTGTGTCAGCAGGGACCGATCAAGATGCAAAAGACTTGTCAGGTTACTACGGTGCAGCTATCCGTATGATGATGTTACAAATGCCACAGTTAGGGGGTTGGGCATCAGGTGTAGAGTGGAATGATGAAAAGTATGACGATTGGCCGCCGATACTGGAACAGATGATATCCAGTGCACGGTTGGTATTCACTGTTGAAGTTGAAGATGTAATCAACGTGTTTGAGGGATTCCGTGGACCTGATGGTGTACTTACTGTACCGTCTGATCCATATGCATATCCACTTGAATACCCGGATGTTTCTGAAGTCAACATCAATGTTGACATATCTTCTTAGGAGGTTTAGATGACACTACCGGGTTATGAAGTCAACATCATTGAAACTCCACCGAGTGCGGCAGAGTTTGTTGACATTGCAACCCTGTTTGCTGTTGGACCAGTTGCAACACCAGGATTCGATTTGGTTTACTCAATTGACCAGTTTGAGTTACTGTTTGGTTCAAGGCAAGCTGGCGACCCCATGTGGGATGGGGTGCAGACATTCTTCAGGGAAGGTGGATTCAGAGCTTACATTTCAGGAGTGCCACTAGCTGCACTACCACCTGACATTGTTACTGGACTGGATGCTTTTACTAGTGACCTGGGACCAGGTTCACTTACTGCATTTGGTCAGACTGATCCTGAAGTTCATGGTGGTCTTCTGGCAGCAACAGCAAACGGACGTATTGCACTGCTAGATGCATTGGATGATCCTGACTCTGCAACTGTAACTGCTGCTGCTACCGCACTTACTGGTACAGCAGGTGACAGGTTCTCTGGCATGTTCTGGCCGTGGGACGTTGTACCTGGACTTACACCAGGGACAGTACGTACCGTTCCACCATCAGCACGTATTGCAGGTAACCTTGCACGTAATGATGCACTTGGTTACGGTTCAGGTGACCCTGCTGCTGGTGTGTTGGGAATTGCACGTTACGTTCAGGACTTGTCACAACCTACACTGGTTGACTCTGACCGTCAGGCAATGAATGAGGCAAGTGTGAATGTCACTGTTCGCAAGTTGAACGGTATTCGCACTTACGGTTGGCGTTCACTTGCTGACCAGGTGAGTGATGCTGACTGGTCATTCTTCAACAACAGCCGTACTGTCATGGCAGTGCAATCGGCACTGAGTGTTGTTGCAGAGAATTTCATGTTCAGTAAGTTGGACTCCATGGCAAAAGTCACCAAGAAGTTTGGTGGTGCAATTTCTAATGCATGTCTCGCATTCTGGCAAGCCGGTGACCTGTTCGGCGACACTTCCAGTGAAGCGTTCAATGTTGATGTTGGTCCCGCTGTGAACACACCTGCTGATTTTGCACAAGGTAAGTTGTCAGCGAATGTCGGACTGCACACTTCAAGCATGGCAGAAAAGGTGATTATCAATATCGCTAAGGTGCCAATCACTGAATCACTAGCAGCGTGAAAGGAGTGAGTAACAATGAGTGATGGCTCACGCGAACAACTGTTTCTAGTTCACCTGGAAATTGACGGTACTGACTTAGGTATCTGGGATACATGGGCAGGTGGTGACAAAGACACTAACTCCACCAAGTACAGGTCAGGTGGACAACCGACTGAAGAGTCACTAGGTGGTGGCACTGTTTACACTGACTTGACAATCGGCAGGAACTATCGACTGTCACGTGACAATCCGATCATCGGATTCCTACTTGACAAGTGCGGTATCGGTGGATGCAATGTGCAGAAGCAACCACTTGACCAAGCATACCAACCTTACGGTAACCCGATCATCGGTAACGGCAGGCTCAAAACTGTAACTGATCCAAAGGTTGACTCAAACTCAAACAATGCTGCAATCCTTCAGATAGTGATTGAACTGGATAACCTGACAGTAGCAAGCTAGGAGAGAAATGGAAGACACTGAACTTACCACTCACACTGAAGATGTAACTAACGGTGAAGTGGATGATGAGTCACAGGGTGCACTCCTTGACAATCTGAAGCAACTCCGTGCTGAAGCTACTAACCTGTTTGGCACAACCAAGATCATGGAAGTACCTGGTTACCATGGACTGCTTGCCATTGAATACACTTACATCAACTCAGAAGTAACTGAAGTGATTGCACGTGAGGTTCGGCGTGAGACAAAGAATGTCAACGGAATTGGCATGAACCTGTTAGCGTCACTTGATACTCTCATTGCAGCTTCAAAGAATGTACTGATCCGTAAGGATACTCACCGTGACTGGCGACCACTTGACAAGGAACATCAGGTGAATTTCAAGTCACTGACATTGGCACGTACCCTTGACTACCCTGCTGATGATTCACGTGATGTTGTACTTGGACTGTATGGTTCTGAGCATAGTGTCATTGAAGCGAACATCCTACTGTCAAGGTGGCTAACTGATAAAACCCGCACAGCAGATGAGGATTTTTTAGGTTAGTCAAACAAGAAGTTGAACTGATAGAGGCTGCCAAAGTGCAGTTAGCTGGAATGTCAGGATGGCGATTCCTCACTGTCAGTGACCCTATGGAACGGTTACTGACACAAGCTCTTGCTGAACAAGTGTTTAGACTGATGGATCAGCGTGACGAAAATCAGGCACAGCGAATTGCCAACTGTGTTTCCAAACTGTTTGGGAGTAACTGATGGCAGATGAAGAAGCTGTAGAGATTGTCATACGTCTGAAAGACCTGCAACAGTTTCTTTCAGGTACAGAGGAAGCTGCTGTATCAATCAGGAAGATTGGCACTGCATCCAAAGAGACTTCAATAGAAGCCACAGCTTCACTGAATAAAGTTCATGGTGTAGTTGGCAGACTCAAAGAAGCTGCACACAGTACCGCTAGCGCAATGGCGTCTATGGCACACAAAACTGCTGCTGGATATAGACACATGAGAAGTGGCATTGAAGGTGTGGCTAGTAAGTCACTCATGCCTGGTGGACCAGTAGTAGGTACAATTGCAGGAATGGCAGCAGGTGCACTGTCAATAGAAACTGTCAAGTCAGCTATTGAATCCACAACTGAGCTTGCCAAGAATGCAAAGGCATTCCATGAAGTAACAGGTATGACAAACAAGGATGCTGTTGGTTGGCAAGCACTGACACAAGCATACGGTGTCAATGCACGTGCATTCGGCATATCAATGAAATCTGTTGCCACTCAGTTTGAAACAGCCACTAGTGGTAAGGGTGGCAAGAAGTCAGTTGCACTGTTCAAAGACATGGGCATTGGTATGAATCAGTTGAAAGCTCATGGTCATGACATGAACAGTATGCTTGGTACTGTCATTGACCACTTCAACAAGATGCCTGGTGGTGCAGAGAAAACTGCAATTGCAACTAAACTGTTCGGTCGCAGTTGGCAACAGTTGATGCCACTGTTAGGTGAAGGTTCTAAGAAGCTGGCAGAACAGCGCAAGGAAGCAGCAGCTTACGGAGTGACACTGAATGGTAATGCAACCAAGAATGCAATGAGGTTGCATGAGGCACAGATAAAACTGAAACTGGCAACCATGGGTTTGAAGGTACAGTTTGCAGAGAACCTTGCACCAGCACTGTTCACTGTGTTCGGTTGGATAATGAAACTGTACGCTGTTGTTGCCAAGAATATGAATCCAGCGTTCAAGCTCATGGGACAGATAATTCATGATGTAACTCAGTATTTCAAAGAACATCATGACATGCTGAAGAAACTGGTAGATATATTGAAGTTTGTGGCACTGGCGTATGTAGCAATCAAGATACAGATAGTTGCATGTAAATTAGCAGCTATGGCAATGGATGCTTGGGAAGCAGGTACTAATCCATGGGTACTTGCAATTATGGCGATCATTGTAGTTGTTGTCTTGTTGGTCAAGCACTGGAATGCAGTGAAGAAAGTAGTTGGTAGTGTTGTTCATTGGGTTACTAATGCTTGGAACAACATCAAACATGCAGTGACAACAGCGATCACTGTTACCATCAACTTCTTGAAGAAGTGGTGGCCGCTGATTGTCGGTATATTCACTGGTCCCATCGGTCTGGTGATTGCACTATTCATCAAGTTCCACGATCAGATTTTGCAGAAGGTGACTGATGTGTGGAATTTCATCAAGTCAATTCCAGGTAAGATTGTGGATTTGTTCACTGGTGCAGCAAGCTCTATTGTCAATGCAATCACACAGCCTTTCAAGGATGCATGGCACTGGATCAGTAACTTGCAGATTCACTTGAAGTGGACACACATTGGTCCAGTGAAGGTGCCGAGTGGTGTGTCAGTCAGTAGTGCACAGCACGGTGGAATCAGGAGTGGACTGACACTGGTTGGTGAGGCTGGACCTGAGTTGGTGAACTTGCCTGCTGGTTCAAGAGTGCAACCACATACGTCCACAAGTGTCGGCAGTGTGCAACAAACAGATAAGGTCATGCCGCCGTTTGTCATATCAGTGCAGATTCAGCGTCAAGAGATTGCACGTGCAGTTGGTAAGTACACAACTGACAGGTTGGCGCGACGATGAAACTTGTCACTTTTACCTCGCATGAAATCAGGCTTTCTGCAACAGTTCCTTTGGCTGGTCCGACTGTTGTTGTGCAACATGACCCTGAAGGTTGGCAACAGGTACAGCGTAAGTGGCGTACCTCTTTCACTGAGTGGCAGGGTGGACCTACCTATGAGTTACAGGTTCCACTGGTGTTTGACCAACTAGGGTTCAACCCTAGGCTTGGCAGTGCCATGAATTCAGTGGAACAGAACATACGTAGGATTGAACGGTTAGCAGAGAAGTTGTCAAACAAGCCACGTACACCAATTGTCAGGATAGATGCACACGGTGCAATACCACATGACTTCACTAACGATCACACTAAGTCATGGGTAGTTGCAACAATTGCATGGGGTGATTACATCATCAACAGCAATCTGTCACGTGTCCGTCAAGAGTGCACAGTGACATTCTGGGAGTATGTACCTGACAAGGTACTACAGGCTAAGGAGAGATTACCTGCTAGGCCAGTGCCTAAGAAGTACAAGATCAAGAAGGGTGACACTCTACAGAAGATTGCTGCTTACTTCTACGGTGACCAAGCTGAATGGCATTCTATTGCCAAACTGAATAAGATTCACAACCCTACCAAACTGAAAGTTCACCATTGGATAAAACTACCAACTGTCACACATAAGAAATGACCAGTTACTCACAGTTTGTAAAGCGTTCACGTGGTGCACATCATCCACAACCTACTCGCAAGAAGAAGACTGCTGCAAATAGAAACGTCAAGATACCGACACCACTTGACTATCCAATTGACACTGATCTTTCCAAGCTCATCCTCAATGATGAACTGGTAAGTGATGACATATCTCAGGCGATCTTGGATGGTAAGATCATTGAGACAATGGAAGGTGCAGCTTCACTTGAATTGGTGATTGAAGATTCAAGTAGAGTGTTAGTAAAGAAGCTGCTGAAGGATTGGGTGAATGCAGACAAACCTGTAATCATCACATCAGTTCATGGTCAGCGACGCCATCTAGTTATACCTGACACATGGAATGAAGTGTATGCAACACTTGATGGCCGTGACTTCTGCTTGGTTGCATGTAACAAAGCGGCAGATGAATTCACCTTGACGTTTGAGAACCGTGCAGTACATGAGTTACGCAGGTACAAGAAGCGTAAGACATGGACACGTACTGCAACGTTCACACGTGCAATGGCTATCAAGGCAATGTGTGATGAAGTAACCACTATGCCTGGTGGTGTGCAGTTCTTCTCTACTGAGTTACACAATGTTCAGCCGATCAAGAACTTGAAACAGTTGCCTAACAGTAAGCAGACTAAGGCAATCAAGGGTCGCGGCTTTGCACCTAATGCGCCAGTGACAGTGAAACATGTGCGAGCTTCACCACAACAGCGTGACTACATTGCACAAGTTCTTACCACTGGTGAGTCAATGAAGATGCCATATGCAGTGTTGGTGTCTTCCATCATGTGTATTACTCAGGAGTCAACAGTTAGTATCCTGAACAATCCGACACTAGGTATGGGTTTGTTCAGTCAGGAGAAATACATCAACGGTGTACGTACACATTGGCCGTGCATGGATCATGGAATACCTGGTGATGCAACTGCATATTTCGATCAGGCAATCAAGTGTTACAGAAACAGTCCAAGCCAAGCTCTAGCTGAACTAGTACAGTGTGTGCAAGCAAGTGGCGCTGGTGCATCTTACTATGCACAGTGGGAGAGTGAAGCAAAGAACACATTGAAGCTGTGGGGTACCACAGAAGGTAGTAGTAGTGTCAGTTACACTGAGTACAATTCATATGTGTTCACACGTGGTGTCAGTGGTCTGGTGGAAGACTCATGGGACTGCATGATACGCCTTGCCAAAGAAGTGAACTTCCGAGCGTTCATGATTGACAACACGTTGTATTATGAGGATGACGTTACACTAATCAACTCAATTCCGTTTGACACAATCAGTGAAGCAACTGAGGGAATTGACACAATCGACTATGACATTGACACTGGCAAGAAAGTGTCTGAGTGTACGGTAACTGCACACTTCGATAGGTGGGCCGCTCCACCTGGATGTGTTGTTGTAGTTGAAGATACTGGTACTGCTGACGGTAGATGGTTGGTGTGGCAAGTAGAACGTCCACTGTTCTCCACAGTAGGCACAATCACTCTTCACCTTCCACAGCCACCGCTTCCTGAACCTGCACCTTCTACAACGTCAGTTACTATCAAGGGTGACGTGAACCTGAAGATTGGCAAGCACGGTAAGATCAGTGGCAGTGGTAATACTCAGATTGACAATGTGTACAACAAAGCAATCGAGATTAGCCAGAAGGGTTATCCATACGTTTACGCTGGTGGTCATGATGCAAACTTCACTGCACCGTATGACTGTTCAGGTTATGTGTCAGCGATTCTTCATGCTGGTGGTATGGTGTCATCACCAATGGCATCAGGTGGCTTTGACAGTTGGGGCGACCCTGGACAGGGTCAGATAATGACAATATGGACTAACCCTGCAATCGGTCCACTAGGCCATGTGTTCATTGAATTCAAGTTACCCAAACCAGTTGGTCATGTACAAGCCAATACTTCACACAGTGGCATACGTCCAGGTGTAGGTGCTGCTGTATTACCATGGGGCGGTAACGGTGAAGCTGACTCTCACTTGTCAACATTCCATCCACGTCATTGGCCGGGCACATGAGTTATTCAGATTACTTCGCTGATGCATTTGATGAACAGAAGTATGTCAACAATGACAGGCGTACTGCTGCCACTGCACTTGTTACACAGAAGATGGATGACACAAATGGTGTCATTACCATTGACTCTTTCGATGGCGGCGTTCATGGGTTCCCAATAGAGACAGGTGCAGTAGAAGGTGAAACTATTGCTGTTGTGCAGGATGAGAACAGTAAGTATTGGGCGATCACTCCTAGTGCACTTGGTGCACCTGGTCCTGAAGGTCCACAGGGTCCACCTGGACAAACTGGTGCCACTGGTCCTGCTGGACCACAAGGTGCAAAAGGTGACAAAGGTGATACTGGTGCACAAGGCGTACAAGGTCCAGTAGGTGCAACAGGACCGCAAGGTGTGAAAGGTGACACTGGTGCCACTGGTGCTACTGGTCCACAAGGTGCAACAGGTGCACAAGGCCCAACTGGTGCTGATGGTAAGGCAATGGATGGCTCAGCAATTGGCACAGTGTCAACGTTCAGTGGTAAGACACTGCCATATGGATTTGTGATTGCTGACGGTGCGACATATGCACAAGGTACTTATCCACAAGGTTACGCTTTCGCTCAACAGGAAGTTGCAGCAGGTAATGCACTGTGGACAGTGAATACTACTAACGCTACGTTTACTGTCCCTGATTTGCGTGACAAGTTCCTCATGTCATCAGCATCAATTGCATGGGCAACCAAAGCCGGTGAAACGACACATGTACTGGCGAAAGGTGAAATGCCAGTGCACAATCATGGTGGTGCTACTGGCGGTGGCACATCAGGTGCAATGGACCGTTCACCAAGTCATCAGCATTCAATTGACATTGCTAACGGTGGCGCTGCTGGTAGCTGGTTGTCAGGGTGGGGTGCAGGTAACCCTGGTGGTTACGCTACTGGTGCTGCTGGTGTTGACCACTTGCACGGTATCCCTGCCTTGTCAATCGGTAATGATGGTAGTGGTACAGCACACAACAACATGCCACCTTACTGTGTCATTGCAATGATCGTGAAGGTGGCAGGTATTACTGTTGATCCTACATCAGCAGTAATTCAGGGTCCACCTGGTGTCCGTGGTTCCATTTGGTACATGTACACTGGAACTGGAACACCACCTGCCGGTACGTTCATTGGCGAGCTTGATGGTGACTTCTGCATTCGCCAAGTTGATGGTGAGAACTTTGAACGCAAAGCTGGTGTGTGGGTTGACCTAGGTTTCACTAACCGTTCAACTGCTGTTGTTACTTCAGCACGTATGTACCGTAGTGCAGCATGGACAATCCCTGGTGGTAATGTGATTACGAAAGTTCCACTTGACTCAGTGGAATTTGATTCCAGTGGATCGGCAAGTGTTGCTAATGGTCGAATCAATATAAAGGCTGCTGGTTACTATCAGGTTACAGGAGAGATAGCTGTTTATCCTACCAGTGGTGCTAATACAAATGTAACTGGTTTATCCTTCCTGTATGTGAACGGTACGAACCATACACAAGGTCCACGCCAAGGTCAGACTGATACATTTGGCGCATATAGTACAGGAGTCAGTGACACCTTACATTTGAACGTTGGAGACTATGTTGAACTGTGGGGAATGTCTAGCGGTGCTTGGTCTGTACAATCTGGGCAATCGACTGTATTTCTATCAGTTACACTAATTACCGCAGGACCGGGACCACAAGGTCCACAAGGTCCAATGGGTTCTACAAATGGTTTGATTGGTGCACCTGTTCCGTGGTTGACAAGTGTAATTCCAACTGGCTATTTAGAATTCAATGGACAAGCTATTACTCAAAGTCAATATCCAACTTTGTATGGATTGTTTGGAGCAAGCTTACCTGACTTGACAGGTAAATTCATGATGGGTGTAGATGGCACACATGCAATTGGAACTACGGGTGGCGAAGCAACACATGTTTTGTCTGTTGCTGAAATGCCAGCGCACAATCACAGTAAACAAACTTCATGGCCGGGTACTGCTGCTGATGCTGGTTGGAATGGTGGTGGTTGGAATAACGGCGCGTACCCACAAGCCATTGGTTCTGACAACACTGGTGGTGGTGGTGGTCACAACAATTTACCTCCGTATCACACAGTACATTGGATAACATTTGCTGGGTAAAACTCAAACCTAGGAGAACTTATGACACTGTTTGCAGTCTTTCAGGTTCCACTTCCTGCTGATCCTGCTTTGATTCCACCAGGTATAACCATGTGGTCAATGAGCGGAATTGCTACTGAAGCCGATGATTCACAAGCTGCACTTGACAAGGTACTAGAAGGTGGCAACATCTTGGTTGGCACTGTCTATGTTGCTGACCTGACCACTACTGACACTTACAACATTCAACTGAATACCTCAACTGAAGTGGTGGTGGACAAGGAGTCACATATTACATCTGTGTTGGTTACTACTGAAGAGGAAGTAGAAAGTGGCGAATGAAGATATCATCACGCCACAGTGGGCATTACCGTTCACGTTCACTGATGATGGTGATGTGGTGGCATGTGAACAAAGTTCAGATGAAGAGATACAGAACAACGTCTGGACGATACTGTCATATGAACCAGGTCAGCTAATCGCCAACACTGACTTTGGCATCATGGAACCTACTTTCAACAAGAGTGGTGTGAATCTTGATGCACTCAGTCAGTTGATAGTGAAGTGGGAACCTGAAGCAACTGAAGTAATCAGTCGTGACCCTGAGTGGTTCAGAACTATGATTGACACTATTACCATTTGGAGGCAATCAGGTGCCCAATGAATATATTGAGGTTCCGGTTGAGTTTGATGAAACTGCACTGTACAACATGGCAGTAGCTAAGGTACAGGAGACTTTCCCTGAATGGGTACCTAAGCCTGCATCAACAATTGACATAGTGTTCCGTGCAGGTGCAACAATGGCCGCTGTTGGTGCAGAGGTTGCCAGTGATGTTCCATCAAATATCTTCCGTGCATTTGGTGACTTGGCTGGTGCACCGTCATTGGATGCTATCTCAGCAACAGTCATATTGACATTCAATGCTATTGATACCAACGGCTACACCGTTCCAGTGCAGACGCCAGTTGGCATGTCTTCACCGTCCAATCCTGACACTGTTGGATTCTGGACACTGAATGAAGCTGACATACCCAATGGTCAGTCAAGCCTTGATGTATTGTGTGTGGCAGTGATTCCAGGTGCGAACGGTAACAATCTGTTTCAGGTGACACGTACAGATTCACTATCATTCATTAGCAGTATCGCAATGAGTCCATCCAATACTGTAAGTCAGGGTGGACAGGATGCAGAGTTGGATGATGCCTTTGATACTCGGTTGGCACAAGAGTTTGAAACCTGGTCAGAGACACCAATCCTAGGTAAGAACTTTGCAGTGTTGGCACGTAAGGTGAATGGTGTCTACCGTTGTGGTTACATTGACAACTACAACCCTGCCGATCAAACCACCAACAATGACAAGATGGTGGCACTGTGTCCGATTGACGCTGACGGTAATGATGTGTCAACTACTTTGCAGCAAGAGGTTGCAGCTTTGATGGAGTCATGGCGGGAAATGAACTTCATCTGTAACGTCATGGGTGCCACACGTTCACTGATTGATGTGACTTACACTGGTCATGTCAATGATCCGACAACTGTTGAACAAGCCACCAGTGATGTGCAGACTGCGTTGGATGCCTACCTGAACCAAGCATCATGGGGAATTCAACAGACACAGACAGGTGAAGTGCCAGTGTGGGAGAATGAACCCAACATCAGGTACTCAAAGATCATGACCACGATTGAATCTGTACCGTCACTCGATTGGGCAGAACTGGTGACGTTTGGTATTCAAGCTGGCACAATGGGTACAACGGATATCGTCATGCCTGGTGCATTCACACTTCCAAACCTAGGTGTTGTCACAGCTAACGTGGTGTCACCATGAGTGTCATTGGTGATGGTAGCTTTGCTGATCGGCTGTATGAACAGTTACTACCGTTTCAGAAGCTTGACCAGTCACTTCACTTGTGGGTGTTCTGTGATGCATTCGGTTGTATGTTCCAAGCAGTTGAAGATTTGACAGCCACACGTGATGATGACCTGGTGGGTTACGCTAACCTGTTGGACATTGATACTTGTCCAGAAGAGAATCTTGGTTACCTAGGTCAGTACGTTGGTGTCAATCTGCGTGATGACCTGAGTGGTGATGCACAGCGTGATTGGGTGAGACAGAAGCGTAACTTCAAGCGTGGTACACCACAGGCAACAATAGATGCAGTAAAGGAGACACTCACTGGTACACAGTATGTGGCACTGAATGAGCGTATCGGTACAGCATGGCATTACACAGTTGTCACCAAGCCAAGTGAAACACCTGACCCCACATTGACTGAGCGTGCCATCCTCGCACACAAACCAGGACCGGACACTTACAACCACAACATGACAGAGTATCCGACATACGGTTGGGTGCGTGACACTTACAACTTGTACTCAGAGTTGCAAGCTGCTTATCCGACATATGGAGATTTAGCTAACGCGGAGATTACACTCTAATGCCAACACCATCAGCACGTCTAGGTATTCCTAACTACACTGAGTCTGATACACCTGTTGATATCCCAACAGCGTGGCTTGCACGTTCTGCCATTCTTGACACACTGGTACCAATCAGTCAAGGCACACTTACACAGCGCCCAATCAGTTCAGCAGGTACACCAGGTATTTGGGGAAGACAAGCAATCGTCACAGGTGAGGTTGACTCACCACGGTTGGACCTTGATCTAGGACAAAGCTGGATTACTGTTGGTCCACCCATGAAGGATGGTGACCCTACTGTACCTGGTAGTAGGTCGCTAGGCACTGGTCCTGGTCAAGCTGCACCTGGTAACAGTGTCAGTTTGTTCATGCCTGGTGACTTGAAGATATCAGCGGCAATAGCAACACCAGCAGGTTGGTTACTGTGCGATGGCAGTGTAATCAGTCGCACAACATATGCTGCACTGTTTGCTGCTATTTCCACTTCATATGGTGTAGGTGACGGTTCTACCACTTTCAACTTGCCTGACTACAGGGGTCGGACAATTGTTGGTGCCGGTAATGGTCCAGGTCTGACAGCACGTGCACTTGGTTACAAGAGTGGTGAAGAGAACCACACACTAGCCAATGCTGAAATGCCAGTGCACTCACATGGTGGTGCCACTGGTGCAATGAACGCTGCTAACCCACACAATCACGGTATTGATATTTCTGGTGGTTCAACTGCAACTTGGCAACTCGGTTGGGGTGCTGGTGGGTTAGTTGGTGGGTACAATACCGGAGTAAGAGATATCAACCATGTTCACGGTATCGGTAATGACGGTGGTGGTGGTACTCACAACAACATGCAGCCTTATGCAGTGTGCAATGTGTTCATCAAGACATGACAGTCACTTGTATCAATCAGCACAAGGCGAATCCTCTGTCGGCAATCCTAGGGTCGGACCCCTAGACATACATGCTCTGAGACATGCCTGTAAGCCATCCTAAGACCAATTCAGAGGCATCCCTAGGCGACCCTACAGGTAGCGCATTTCAGAGCTTAGGACGCCTTAGAATCGCTCATCTTGTTCTGTGTCCTGCGACACTGATCTAGGAAGTTAGCGATACTGTCAATGCGAACATGCACTGTGTAAATCATGTTTCGCTTTGACGGTTGTATGTTGATACGTGCTATGCCACCTTGCATCACATGTGCACATGCCCACTCTGCATCTTCAAACAGGTCAGTGCATTCAATCATTTCAGGCTACCTCTATTCTTACCTGTTGTGATCTTGGCAACAAACGGTACAACAGTATCAATAGGTACCTGTGACATTTCTTCAGCAATGATCCTCTTCACCTGTTTGGCATAGCTACGTCTGCACTCGGTGAGTATGGAGTCATGCACAGTGAGGATGATGTGTGCAACTACTCTGCCAACTTTGCGATTCAGTCTCTTCAATCTGGCATGAATGCGGATCAGTGCATCAAGTGTAATGTCACTGGCGAGTGACTGAATAGGAGTGTTGATACCTTGTCTGCCAACTGCACCATTGTCTCTACCAGTGATGAGTGGGAACCTACGCAACCTGCCAAGTTCAGTCTCTAGCTGCTGGTCACGGTACACTATTTGTTTCTGTTCAGCTTGCCATTCCCGTAACCCTGGATAGTGTGCAAAGAACCGTTTGAAGAAAGTGTCCACTTCATTCAGTGTCCATCGGGTGCCACCTAGTTCATTCACCAGGTAGTCCATTTCAGGACCGAATGCTATTGATGGTGCACCACGATCATACATGGCACCGAACACCATGTTCTTTGACATGACACGTTCATAGTCAGTGAAGCTGTCTTTGCGGAAGACTGCTGTTGCTGCATCCTTGTGTAAGTCTCTACCATCAATGTATGCCTGTATGAAGTTCTCATCACCTGTCAAGTGTGCAGCAACACGTAACTCTAGCTGTGAGTAGTCTGATTCAATAAGTAGCCAGTCATCATCTTCAGGTATGAAAGCTGTTCGTATGTCAAAGCCAGTGTGGGATTCCACTGAGATATTTTGAAGATTAGGGTTGACTGATGAGATTCTACCTGTACCTGTTCCATGTAGGAGAAAGTCACTTCGTACCCTGTCATCCGATTCCATTCGATCAAGTAACCCATTGATGTAAGTTCCAAGTGTCTTCTTGATTCCACGCCACTTGATAATTTCATCGAATAGATATCTGTATTCTGGGTATCTGCTTCTGAGTATCTTGATGACAGGTTGCGAGGTTGGACCTTCTTGTAACTTCCCTTTGCGCTCAGTCTTAGTAACAGGTAGTCCAAGTGTCTTATACAGGAGATTGTGAGTTTGCTTGACTGAACCAGGATTGAAGTCAGGGTCTTCCACATACTCTCTGATCTTCTGTGTAGAGACTTCCAAGTCATGTGTCAGCTTCTCCTTCATTCCTTCTAAGTAGTTACGATCCAGCTTGCATCCACGCAGTTCAATCTCTGTCAGTGCAAGCGAAGCTGGTACTAGTAACCATTCATATAGGTCAAGTAGATTGTCACTCTCCTTCTCCACATCATTACGTAGGTCAGTAGCTAGCCGTGCAGTGTAGTAACAATCAAGTGCCAGATAGCCATAAAGCTCTGCCAGCATTTCCTGTTGACGTTCAGGTGTGGCTTTCTTGTACTCAGCTAGCCACTTGCCAACTTCAATGTCATAGTCAGGTGCATCGTATCTGACACGTGAAATGTTCTTCAGTGAGTGTGCACCATACTTACCCCATGGCCGTTCATCAAGACAGTAGTTCAGTAACAGTGTGTCATCAATGTTGTTGAACACACAGTCAATACCAAACTTCTCTAGTGCCTTGATGATGAACTTCAGGTCAAACTTGCCACCATGGAATGCAGTGCACCCATACCGTAGCTGACTGGCGATTGCAAACCAGGTACCTTGATAATCAAGTAACTCCTGAGTGATGATGACTGCACTACCGTTAGTGCCACTGACTGCACCGAACCCTATACAGAGTATGTCATCCTCAAATGGTGAGAACCCTGTTGTCTCAATGTCACATGATAACTGCCTGTCAGTGAATGCACCTAGGTTGGTCAGGTCATGATTCAGTTCACTAACTGTTTCAGGTATGGAGTACCGAATGTCCGGCCACGGTTCCCTGCCATCAGTGGTGAAGAACTTTTCAAAGGCACGGTAGAAGTCACGGTAAAACTCAGGGTCCATGATGACACGTGTTGGTGAGTAAGTGCCAATCAGTTGCATCCCATACACTGACAGCCACTTACCATGCACCTTGTCCATACGTGGTATCTTGCTGGTACTGGTAAGTGCAGCGTAGCTGATGGTAC